CCCCGCCGCCATAAGCAACAGTAAGTACAAGCGAAAGAAGTCCAGATTCGTCTTCCATTCTTTGAATGAGCTGAGTATCTTTGAGGTTGTAGTCAAGATATAGTTGCGGATTTTGTTCATAAAGTGCATTAAGATTTCCATATTCAGAGTAATCAAGTTTCTTCTCGCCGAGAACGACGTGAGCAATATGATCCAGTTTGTAAGATTCTTGTGGGCCATACTTATAACCAAACTTTTTGAAAGCATCCATATAGTCAATTACAGTCACGCCGGAAATGATATATGATTTCTGTTCTTTGCCAAATTTGGTGATTGAGTGCGGTGAGATACGACCCCAAGGTGAAAGCTTCTTAGCCTTCTCTTCACCCATAAGTCGAATGATGCGAGTAACAATATACTGAATGTCGAAGTACTCAACGTTCCAACCTGTAATAACTTCGGGATATTCCATCTGCCAGATCTGAATGAATCTCTCAAGCAATGCGATCTCAGTATCGAATTTCATAAACGAAATATCATCGGGATCAATACCAGTGATCGTCTTCGTCTTGTCAAAGTCCTTACGACCAAGTAGGTGATATGTGTTAGACTTAGAAGACTTGTAGGCGATAGAAGTAATTTCTTTGTCAGCCTCATTGATGTTGGCATAACCGTTCGAGATATCGACCTCGATGTCAAAAGAGCAAATGTTGATCTTAGACATATCAAACTTAATCTCACCAGGATATTCTTCTTGAATGTACTGGGTGACGTAGTTCATAGTACCACAGATATCGAAGCCATGTACATCTTTGTACTGATTGATAAAGTTACGAGCATCGATCATACTATCGAAACGAGTAGCACCGAGAGGTACATCACCGATCAATGATTTGTGTGTTGCGTTTTCACGAGCACGAACATATAGTGTTGGCTTGAATTTGACTTTGCGTTGGAATGGTCTGCCGTTTTCATATCCACGAACTAGAATGTCGTTAATGAAACGCTCGACTGATGTATAGAATTTAGACATGTTCACCTGTTTGTATCATATAATTAACATTGTAACACACAATGTTCACTTTGTAAACCATTTTATTCACTGACGTGTTAAATAAATCATCCAAGAGCTTCCCCAGCCTATTGGCCAGTCTCCTCTTATATAGTTGTCGTCCCATGTTTTCTTTCTGTGTTCTGCCTTTATGAATCTAACATAGCCTGGCCATTTTCGTATGAACTTCTCTCTCATCTTGATAAATCGTTCGGGTGCCTCAGGATATACGTCAAGATGTACTTCCATAGCAATATGGTTCACCTTGGTGCGTAAAAAGTCATAGTTTTCTTTTATAAAGATGTCGTACTCGCCACCTTCGCAGTCAACCTTCAAGAAGTCAAGATGATCAATCTCATATTCTTCTATAATCTGTTTGAATGATTTATGCGGAGCCTGGTCTCCTTTAACACCAAACCCATGATCTGAGTGGCCTATGAAAGCGTTGATAGGAGTTACTCTTTGCTCTGCCGATCTTGAAATAGCTGGCATGGCATTGACCATAGTCGTATGAAGCATTTTGATATTCGGCTCTACTGCATAAATATGTTTAGCTCCCTGATCCAGAGCTTTGCAAGTAAACATTCCAATACAGGAACCGATGTCCATTACAACGTCGCCTGGCTTTACCTGATACCACCAACCGTACGTATCAAGGTTGAAGAACTCATGTACCATAGTGGCATAAGTATCTCTATCATGCAAGTGAGTTGTAATATAGCTTTTGGGATTAAGTAGTTTCATTTTTCTTTCCAAGAATCCATCTCAGTAATAATGTCATCGCCCTCTTTGTCGTTGGCTATACCAAGAGCTAAAGCTTGAATATCAGCGATAAGCTCGTTGCATGTCTCCTTGTCGTAAGTTTTTTCTGCTTGTTCAGAAAACTCATTGCGAAGACGGTGAACCATAATTGCTTTATCTTTCATAGCATTTATTCTTCTAATAAGATCTTCTACTGAATGTAACATTGGGATCCTTTCTATGCTGCTATTTCACTGAAATTTTTAACCTTTTCAAATTTAATGTGTCCTTCAAATTTGTCACCGAACTGATCGCCCCGGTGGCTGATAACGAAGATATTATCTTCTGCGTTTAGATTTTGCAGAGTCTCAATCAAGTTCTCAACACCAACACCGTCCATTGCACCATCTAGAGTCTCATCAAGTACCAATAAGTTAGTTGATACTGAGTTACGAAGTTTTGCCACTGTTCTCCATGATAGCATAATCGATAGAGTGATACGAAGCTTCTCACCTTCTGAGAATGAAGAGTACGAGAAAGCATCTCTGAAGCGAGACTTAATCACCTCATTAAAGTTTTCGTCAAGTTGAAAGTCAACGAACAAATCAAAGGCACTCAAGTATTTATTGATGAGTTTGTTCATAACTGGAATATACTGACGAATGATTTTTGATTTGATGCCTCCATCTTTAAGCATAGTTGATACCACAGACAAGACTTCTTTATGATTAAATAAATCTGTTTGTTGAGTTTCAATAGACTGCATCGCTTCTCGTAGAGAATTAAGTTGAGTTTGATCTACCGCTTCGACTTCTTCTTCAGCTTTGTCAAGTTCTGTCTTATAAGATACAAGTGCATTTTTTGAGATTTTAATTGTTGCTCGATGTTCGCTAATTTGCAAGTTAAGTCCTGCAATCTCGTCTTCAATTCCTGATATTGCTTCAAGTCTTGATTCATAACCAATCCCTTTTGAAGTTAATTCGTCAATTCCTTTTTCAAGTTCAGCTACCTTTTGATCTTTTGTAGTAATTTGTTCTTGTTTGAATTCGTGAGCAATACCTTGTTTACATGTAGGGCAATTGTCGTTGTCATGATAGAATGCAAGCTCTTTCATATAGTTACGCAGATTTGAATTGAGTTCTTGATTTAAGTTTCGAGCTTTGTCGATTTTTGACTTGACACTTGATTTGTCTGTGATTGTTTTGATAAGTTCTTCGATAGCTTCTTGAGTGCTTTCAATTTCTGCTTTCTCTGTCTCGATCTTAGATATATGCTCATTCATCTTCTCCTTGATCTTATCAACTTCATCTTGACGAATCTGACGAATAGAAGCATTATGAGCTTCAGCAGATTCAATTCTAGACTCTGTAAGATCTTTCTGATAGTTGTTCTCAGAGATCTTTTCTTTGTTCTCAATCAAATGTTCTTTGAGAAGAGTATTCATAGTACTAAAGACTTGAATATCGAGAAGATCTTCAATAACTTCACGTCTGCCGTGTGCTGGTAATTCCATAAATGGAACATACGTGGCGCTACCTAATACAACTATCTGGGTAAACGACTTATAATTTAATCTTAAAATGTTTTTCTCAAGATACGTTTGATAGTCACGAGCCGCAGCATCTTGATTGATAAGTTCACCATTCTTATACATTTCGAATAAGTTAGGTCTGATACCACGACGTACCATGTACTGAGCTTGACCAATTACAAAATCAATCTCAACAAGTAATTCTTTTTGATTGATAGAGTTGATAAGCTGTGGCTTATTAATTTTACGAAAAGGTTTGCCATATAAAGCAAACACAATGGCGTCAAGCATTGTCGATTTGCCTGCGCCATTAGTACCACTCACTAGAGTGTTTGTCTTTTCGTCTAAACGAATCGTTGTAAAAGAATTTCCTGTGGATAGAATATTCTTGTAACGTAATTCCTTAAATAATATCTTCATGCAATACTTTGTGCCTCAATATATAAATCATCAATAACTCTCTTTACACTCACTTTATCTACCTTTGTTTCTAAAGAATCGATAAAGGCATGAAGTATGTCTTTCGTATCTTGAGTTTCGTCAAGGATCTCATCTATTCCCTCGCTTTCAATATTCAAGGTGTCTTCGATTGATTTTACATCAGTGGCACCAGCGTCTGCAAGTTTGTTGATAAACAAGTCGTGAATGTAAGGATTCGTTCTGTTCTTTACAATCACTTTGATATATGCGTCTTTGATATTTGTAGTATCAAGGTGAGCAATATCTTCAATTGTCATATCACTATCGTCGTATTCAATTTTGTGGAATATCTGGAATGGATTATCAATTCGAGTAAGCTCTCTTGTTTCTGTGTCAAAAACATGAAAGCCACGCTTTCCCTGATAGTCTGACCAAGTCATCTCGTAAGGTGCACCAAGATACTCAATGTTACCATACTTAGAAGGATGATGGAAGTGACCAGACCAAACCTGCTCGTAATTACTGAACATGTCTTTATCCATACCGTGAGTACAAACTTGACCTTTCAGCATCTCAAAGCCTTTAAGCTCGAGGTGACCAGCAAGAACATGAGCATCTGAGTTCTTGATGCTATCAAAGCAATGCTGGTTATTGTCTTTTGTAATCCACGGTACCATAATAAACTTAGTTGATCCAAATGTCAACTCTTTTGTTTCGTGCTGATAGATATGGAAGTTGTCATACTCTTTTAGAAGAAGATCCATACTATTCACCTGATTTGTATTAGTGTAGTATGTCGTATGATTTCCAACTAAAGCATGATACTCGATGTTTCGTTTTGCAAGCTGATCAAAGAAGAATTCTTTACCACGCTTTAGTGATACATAGTTGATGAACTTACGACGATCAAATGTATCGCCTAGATCAAATACAGTATCAATCCCATGCTCGTCAAGATATGGAAAGAAGCATTCTAAGAAGAACTTCTCTTGATGATCTGCAAAAACTTTGGAATCACCACGGACTCCGATATGCATATCTGTTACGATTGCTATCTTCACTTTTTCTTTTCCTTATCTTTTTGCAGCTTGTCTTCAAAGTCTGAAATAAACGAATTCATATAGTCTGCACTTGTAGTAAGATTGAGTTGTACCTCATCACCGGCATAAGTTCCGCCAGTTGCAATCATACTTTGCGAAGATTTAAACCGAATATACATCTGCTTCTTTTCTTTTTGAATACGACGTAGGAATGCGTACCAAATAATTTGAGTAAAATAAGCGAATGGATTCTGAGATTTCTCAGGATTGAAGTTACCAATGTATAGTAGGCAGTTCTCAATTCCATCTGAAATCATATCTTCTTTATAAGAATATCCAGAGAAGTTTGGTTTCGTTGCAAGTCGAGTAGCAATTTGATAGATACACTTTCCAATGTAGTCTGGTACTCGTGGCAACGGATCACCTGCGTCCTCTGCTTCTGTACACTCTTCTTTGTACTTGATGAGTGCTTCGAGAAGATCTTTGTTGTTTACGTAATTGCGTGTTTTGCGTTTTGCCATAGCATTTCTCTGCGCCTCCTAATGTTGCTTAGATATAATATAGTACATATTGACTGAAATGTCAACTGTAAAAAGTTACTATTTTGTGAAAAAAAGCCTTGACATCACTTTCAATGCCTGGTATAATCTGATTTATCAGTTACAAACAATATTATATNTCNACNGTNTANATNTTCACCGCGAATTGTTCCTGACCGTAAATCTCAATCCGTTTCCTGAAATGTTGGAGAGTATAGTTCTGGTAAGTCCCTACCGAAAGATCATCTGCAATATCATACAGAGTCGCCTTATCGGCGTCGTTGCCCTTTCTTAGGGTACGACCAATTGATTGCAATACTTTAATCTCAGATTTAGATCCAGATGCAAAGATCACATTATCAAGTTTCTTAAGGTTCACACCAGTCGAGAATACACCATATGATGCAAGGATGTTATGTTGTTTGATAGGATCATTTTCAATTAGATGTCTGATGCGCTCGCGCTCGTCACCTTTGGTGGCGCCATATATAAAATGGAGTTGGCGACCTTCCTTCTGCAGCATTGGCTCAAGGATCTTACCATGCTTCTCAACCAAATCAAACAAGACCAAATTGTTCTGATCTTTGAGAGACCAAAGTAAGTTTCGAATGAAAATGTTTCGTTTGTGATTGTTGACGATGAACTCTCTTTCGGCAGGATACTTCTTACTTGCTACTTGTATCTGACCAAGAGCTTTCTTAAAGCTTTTTCTTACATCTTGTTCATGTGATAATACGATTGCTTTAACATTAAAGTCTGCAACAGTACCGGAATCCATCAAGTCTTTAGTTGTCACATGTCTTCTTACGCCGCCAAAGCAACCTTCGAGTACTAAACGATGAGTCTTGCTTTCTTCTGATTTTAAAGTACCAGTAAAGCCATGTCGATAGTAACACTGATCTAAACCTTCCATAATTTTTTGTAATGATTTAGCTTGGAACAAATGTGCTTCGTCGCCGAGTACAACACCAAACTGAGAGAACCAATCCTTTGGTTGTTTGATGAGAGACTGCCAAGTTGAGATAACGATCGAAGCGTCTGTATTCTTATCTACACCGCCCTGAATCGTATATATATCATCCTCGCATCCATAGTCCCTAAAGTCTCCAGCCATCTGGTGAACCAGTGAGATTGTTGGGACGATGATAAGTGTTCTGTGCTCATAAACTCTCCAATAGTGTTGTTGTATCAGATAGATAATTAACGATTTGCCAGAACTTGTAGGAGACAAGGACAATGATCTTGAATCCCGGATTGCATCAACAANGTATTGGTTTTGGTAATCGCGCGGTTCAAACTTACAGTTAACCTCTTTAGCCAATTCATAACCATAGTCGTCAGGAATATCCTCTCCATACATTAGATGTGCTGGCGCATTCAGCTCATAACCACGATCTTCACAAAACTTCTTTAGTCTTGGAAACAAACCAACATATAGTACTGGTCGCATAGGTTGATACAAGCGTATTGTACCGTCCCACACTCTATTCTTATATGCTGGAGAAAATTGATAGCCGGATGGCTTGAAAGAAAAGTATTCAGCAATTTCTTGGCGAGTGCCGGGATCGGCCGTCACCTTCAGGTGCACAGCATTTCCTTCTTCAACATTCACCACTTCACTCATAATCTAGTACTCTCCTGCTTGAAACTTCAATACATCAATCATTGACTTGATAATGAAATTTCTACTATGAATAGTTTTTACAATATCTTCTAAGTAATCCGCTCGAGCCGAATGGTAATCGATCTTTAAACTTAGATTTACAATATCACTGTCTGCTTGAATATATTTATCTATATCCTGACGAATGATTTTTTTCTGGTACGGTCTCCATCCACGTTCTCTCAAATCTTCTTCAGCCATAGATCCGTCATACCACTCTCGCTTTGCAAGCTCAAGTTGCTTGTAATCATAACGGAGCTTCTTTACTTTAAGAGCTTCTCGGAAGTACATGTTGTAGTACTTACTATGTAATGATGGGATATTCTTAGACTCGCCGATAAGATTTGTTTCATCGATGTTAGCATCTTTTGCCCAAATTTCACTTATATCATCAGTACTCATTTCATACCTTTCAAAACCATTTTATAATACATTCTATCACACTTTGATAGAAATGTCAACTACATTTTTCTGTATTCGAAACGAGTATATCTGAAAGTTACTGAACATTCAGGGTAGATGACGTCAGTTCCTGTCACATCTAAAGAGACTGGGCTGAGGCTAGTTGGGAAGCAATCGAAGAAAGTAAACTCGATGTTTGGATTTTTGTTAGAGTTTGAAATCAAGATGCGGATGTCTGATGTGGTACCATCACCTTTCTCAAGATCTCTGAATTGTGTCGACTTCTCTGGTGTGCCGATACCCTCCATCCATGCAAGGATCTCATTATAATTATTCATAGACTCGTCCACGATAAAATTCATGTCAAGTTCTTGGTACTCAAGGCGATCACCAACAGCATACAACTGGTGTATAGGTGAAGCCTGAGGCGCGGGTGTGATGGTGACTCCTGGAATAGCGGCTCTTTGTGTGAAAAATTCTACATTTGGTAGTCGTTGAATTGACACCACAAATCCAACTGGAGACAGATAATTTGTAATCATATGAAATTTCCTGTTGACATTTCTGAAACTCTATGATAGTATTTATAAATAATGAGCCAACAACCGAAAGGAACTGCATGGACAATGACTATCAATCTTACATGTTTGATGATCCTTGTGACGACTGTATCCACTGGATTGGAAAAATTTAGGGGTTGACATAATAGAAGAAATAGTATAGAATGACTTAGTAATGCTTCCAAAAGGGATAAAATCTTGACTGAACAGTTCAAAATCTTAACAGCTCGCCAACACGTTAGAGAACGCATTGGTATGTATATGGGCTCGAGTGCCCAAGAACAGGTTGAGCGTTTTGTGATGGGTGAATGGAAAACCTCACGGTATGTTCCAGCACTATCAAAAATGATTGACGAGATTCTTGACAACTCTATAGACGAAGCCATTCGCACTAACTTTAAGTTTGCGAACAAAATCAACGTGTCTATAGATAATAATAAGGTGATGATTACGGATAACGGCCGTGGTATTCCGCAAGAGCTCGTTTATGATGAGACCACAGACAGCAAGGTTGCTCGAGCAACCGCAGCTTGGACCCGTGTAAATGCAGGTACAAGTTTTGATGATGAACGAGTGACTATCGGTACAAATGGTGTTGGCTCAGCTGCAACCAACTTCTTATCATCTAAGTTTGTTGGTAAGACTTGGTCTAACGGCACTATGCTTACAGTTGAATGTAAAAACGGTGCTGAGGATGTTAGTGAAAAGAATACTCCCAAAGATGGAAACGGAACTGAAGTCTGGTTTACTCCTGATTTCGCATTGTTTGAAGTCGACAGTTTACAAGAACTCGATACGGTTGCTTTAATTGAAGATCGTTTGTCTTCACTTCAAATGGCATTCCCTGAAATCGCATTCTCTTTTAATAAGCGACGCATTAAGGTAAACAACCTTAAGAAGTATGCTGAGCTTTTTGGT